CAGAATAGGGTATTTGTCTCCTTGCCCGTTCTATCCTCCATTATTCGGCTGCTGCAAAGCGGCCTTTTTTTTATCACATTCGCCGGGACTTCCGAGTACCCCAGGCTGGTGAATTTATGGCTCGACCAACGAAAATGACCCCTGCGGTTATCGCAAAACTTGATCACGCATTCGCTATGGGCTGCAGCGATCTAGAGGCGTGTATGTACGCTGACATCAGCCAGGCAACGCTGTATCGGTATCAAGAAGATAATGTGAAGTTTAGAGAGCGAAAAGAGGTACTTAAGAGCAATCCCATAATGATGGCGCGCTCAGTTCTTATTGATGCGCTGCGAGATGGCGATGTAAACACTGCACATAAGATGATCGACAGAAAAGAGGGCAGTAAGGTCAGTATGGATCATTCGACATCTGACGGCTCTATGCGCCCATCTGTCATACAGCTAATGCCTGTAAAGCCCGATGACAACAGCGACGATTAATCTGCCAGAGAAACTGGTCGATGTGTTCGACGGTGACGCTCGATACCGAGGTGCATACGGTGGCCGTGGTAGTGGTAAGACAAGAACATTTGCGCTGATGACAGCGATCAAAGGCTATCAGGCGGGAATGTCAGGGCAGACTGGGCAGATACTATGCGCAAGGGAGCACTTGAATAGTCTTGATGAATCGAGTTTAGAAGAGGTCAAGTCAGCCATTAGCTCTGTTGATTTCTTGTCTGAGTATTATGAGGTTGGTGAGAAATACGTCAGGTCCAGAGATGGCAATATCAATTATGTGTTTGCTGGGTTACGCCGCAATCTCGATTCAATTAAGTCAAAAGCTCGGATCATTATAGCCTGGGTAGATGAAGCAGAGCCGGTCAGTGAAGAGGCTTGGCGCAAACTAATTCCAACGGTGCGCGAGCAAAAGAGTGAGATTTGGGTTACGTGGAACCCGGAAAGCACGCGGTCAGCAACGCACAAAAGATTCAGAGACACGCCGCCAGATGACGGTAAGTTCGTAGAGCTCAATTGGCGCGACAATCCGTGGTTTCCCGATGTATTGGAGCTAGAGCGAAGGGCTGATAAGAAGGTTCGCCCTGACGTTTACGAGCACATTTGGGAAGGAGCATTTCTGCAGGCGCACGAGGGCGCTTATTACTCGCATCTAATTGATGCAGCGCGCAGAGAAGGGCGTATGGGCAATGTCCACGAAGACCCGCTGATGGAGACTAGAGCGTACTTCGACATCGGAGGGACGGGCGCCAAGTCGGATGCTACAAGCATTTGGACTGTGCAGTTTTACAAAAGCGAGATCAGGGTGCTGGGGTACTACGAAGCGGTAGGCCAGCCATTAGCAACTCATGTCGCCTGGTTGCGCGATCAGGCGCAAGAGATCAAAACTGTTGTGCTGCCGCACGACGGACGCACGCACGACAAAGTGTACTCGGTGAGCTACGAGTCTGCGCTTAGAGATGCTGGATACAACGTCATTGTTGTACCGAATCAGGGGGTTGGGGCTGCGGGTCATCGAGTTGAAGCGGTGCGCAGAGTATTGCCGTCTTGCCATTTTAACGAGCCTGGCTGCGCTGCAGGCATTGAGGCGTTGGCGTGGTATCACGAAAAGCGTGACGAGAGCAGAAACATAGGTCTTGGACCTAACCACGATTGGTCATCTCACGCGGCAGATGCATTTGGAATGATGGCGGTGGTTTATGAGCCACCCAGCACAAGCTGGGGCAAGCCGTTGAGAGTTAACTTACAGGGTATTGTATGAGCAGCAGAATTAAAGGGATTATCGACGCTGTTTCTGACCTTGCTATGGATTACTCTGCTCGGATGGCAAGAGCCAAAGAGCAGGGATTTGATTTCGCTGATAGCAGTTCGCGTGATGGGATTGACTATGCTTCTAAGGCAATGCGCGATGGTGACCCGCAAGCGCAGGCATTTAGTCAGTACCTGTCCGATAACAATATCCCCTACAAGCCGCACGTTGCTAGAACGGGAAGCACCTACATTGATGTACTTGGTGACCCCTACAAGCTGCGCGATGGCGGTTACTCGCAAAGCCCACTGCAATACAGATTTGCCGACCATTCTAAGGGAAAGTTCGGTCAGGACTCGTATCTAGGTACGAAACACATAGACAGCACGATGGAGGCTGATGTATTCCCTAGTGGCAATACGCTAGAGCAGGCTATAGCAAAGCTAGAGGATACGCCCGGTGTGAGGTCGCGTGATGCGGCATTCGATCCAGCGAGGCGATTTGATAAAAACTACTTGGCAAGTGTAACGGGTGCAGGTTTATTAGGCGGCTCAATGTTTGCGTCAGAAGATGCAGACGCTGGAATACTCAAAGGAATTATTGACGCTGTTCCTGACCTTGCTAGGGACCATCAGTCTCGTATGGCTAGGGCTAATGACATTGACATCGACACTAGGGCGCAAAAGTATCACGGAACGGGAAATTTAGAGGGGTTTGAACAATTTGACCCTTTAATGACAGGTAAAGGAGCAGACCAATACGGGCCTGGCTTTTACCTATCAACATCACCGCATCAAGCTAGTAGCTTTGCTAACGGGATGTTTAGAGGTAGAGGCTTACCTGCGCCAGATTCCCCTGGTGTTTTGCCGCTGTATTCACGAACAAATAATTTGATGGAGGTTGATGGAAGGTCAGCTAATCATTTAGGTGATGTGTTAAACCTAAAAGAAAGCCAAGTTAGAGGAATGTTAGATCAATCTAGCGCGTTAAAGCGGTCAGTTGATAACGAAGACATGAATCCTTTAGGCGATTATTACGAGTCGTTTTGGAGCGAGGGTGCAGACGATTGGATGCTTGATGACCTTGCAGCACAGTACGCAGGCCGCAATCCAGAAGAGCTTACAGATTTGTTTGCTGACAATGGAGAGTTTCTGACTGCATTAAGTGATGCGACAGGGTTTGACGGGTTAAATGTTAAGTTTAGTGATGACCTTGCAAATGAAATTCATTGGAAGCCAGAAAACATAAGATCGACTAGCGCGCAGTTTGATCCCGCAAAGAAAGATTCATCTAATTTACTGGCAAGTGTAGCGGGTACAGGTCTATTAGGCGGGTCTATGCTTGCCTCAGAGAATGCATCTGCTAATGGGTTAGATATGCAGCAGCAAGGCAGTCTATTGGATAGCTTAAAGCAGAGCGCAAGCGCCGTAGGCGAGTCAATGATTGGCGGTCTCGGTGGCATTCTTGGCAACATTGATGACAGCCTTACATACGGCAACCCGCGAGCATCAATAGGCAGGGCAATAACACCCGAACAGTTGCAGCAACGTACTCGCGCTATAGAGACAACGCCTGGGCTTTTAGACTCTCCGCAGTTTATGTCGATTGACGAGCTTGAGCTAATGCGGAACCGAGAAAAGGCTAACACCATCCGCGACATATCCGGCTTGATTACAAGTTTAGTCAGTCCAATCTAAGGTAAAACAATGGCTATATCCACGTTCGCAGAATTAAAGGCGTCAGTCGCTGACTATTTAAATCGCAGCGATCTAACAAGTGTGATCCCTACGTTTATTACGCTTGCCGAGGCGCAAATCAACCGCGATGTTAGACACTGGCAGATGGAAGAGAAGGCCAGTCTAACTGTTAATGCTAGATATGTAGCTAGGCCATCAGATTGGATACAGACGGTGCGTATCGCCCTCTCAGGTGGTTCTGGTGGCGGTCTAAGTTTGATGTCACAGCAGGCAATGGCCGAGAAGCGCGGCGCAGCCAATGATGCTGCGGGGACGCCTGCTTTTTACTCGCACAGTGAGAGTAATTTTGAATTGTTCCCGACACCTGACAGCGCAAACACAGCGGAGCTCTTGTACTACCAAAATGTTCCGGCATTGAGTAATTCAGCAACAAGCAATTGGCTTTTGGCGTCAGCGCCAGATGTTTATCTGTACGGCACGTTAATACACTCGGCGCCCTACCTAGCGGAAGACGGCAGAACAGGCGTCTGGGCGCAAATGTATGGCGCTGCGGTTAATCAATTAAATCTGCAGTCGGAGTCAAGCAAGACATCCGGCGCTGGTCTTAAACTTAGAGTAAGAGGTCTCGGGTAATGGCAGACACAACCACATCTACGTACAGCCTGGTAAAGCCCGAAGTCGGTGCATCTGCTGATAGCTGGGGTACAAAGATAAACAACAATCTCGATGCCATCGATAATTTACTGGATGGCGGCGCTGCAACATCGAACATGGATTTAAACACCCCGGACATCGATGGCGGGACCATTAATGGCTCGGTCATCAACGCCTCAACAATTGGCGCCAGTACTGCCAGTACGGTTGCAGCAACTAACTTCTCAGCAAGTGGCACGGTAGGTTTTACTGGGACCGGCGCGATCCAGGTTAATTCTGGCAACACTGCGCAGCGACCCTCTGCATCTGCAGGGTTGTTTCGATACAACTCGCAGACGGGCAAGTTTGAAGGATACACAGATGCTTGGGGTGACATTGGTGGTGGTGAAGCTACTATAACAATTAGCACAATGACGGGTGACGGTAGCGATACTACTCTTACATTGTCAGCAGCACCTCCGTCTGAAAACGCACTTCAAGTTTATTTTGATGGCGTTTATCAACACAAAGATACTTTTAGCTTTAGCGGAACTACACTTACATTCTCTACAGCACCTGCAAGCGGCGTTAAAGTAGAAGCAATAAATCTTCTTACAGTTGCTGCAAGTACAACCGTAGCAGACACAAGTGTTACCACAGCTAAACTAGCTTCAAACGCTGTAACAACCGCCAAGATAACAGACGCTAATGTAACTACAGCTAAACTAGTAGATGACAGCGTTACAAGCGCCAAATTAGCTCATTCATTAGACGTTGTAACAGGTTTAACCATTGGCGGTGCTAGTAATGGCGTAGCAATAACTAACGGAGCTATTGCGCTAAAGAACTCTGGCACACAGTCTAAGATTGATTTCTATTGCGAGTCATCCAACGCACACTACACAAGAATACAAGCAGCCCCGCATAGCAGTTACTCAGGAAACATTACGCTTACGCTTCCCGCATCAGATGGTGACGCAGGACAGTTCTTGCAAAGTAACGGCTCTGGAGTAATGTCGTGGGCCGCAGCAGGAGGCTTGTATAACGATTGGCTAGTAAAGACCGCTAATTTCACAATGGCAAGCGGCGATCAAATTGTTGGCAATCACGCATCTACTGCATTCACCTTGACGCTTCCAAGCTCACCAAGTGCAGGTGCTGTTGTGACGGTAAAGAATGTTGGAGCAGCCTTAATAACAATAGGGCGCAATTCATCAAATATAAATTCGGTAGCTGGAGATGCTCTGCTGCCAAAGAATAACGCAGCTACGTTAGTTTTTGTCGATTCAACCATCGGTTGGACTACAATTTAAGGAGATAAATAATGGCGGCAGTAATAGGTAGTACAGGAATTTACAATCGTGATCCTTCAAAAATAACAAGATACCATGTATACATCAGTAAACTATCCATGGTAGTTGCAGGCTCTCCATATGAGTCTAATGAAAGCGATTTTTGGACAACATACCTACATCCCGCACGAATCACCAGTGCCGCAGTTGCTAATACTGCAAGAACGATAGTTTCACTTAGTGATAAAGCGGGATTTTTTACTTTTGCCATGTCTTCTGCATCGAATAACGTAGTTGAATTTGTAGTTACTGTTGATGGAGTTGCTACTACAATTGCTAATATGAGAAATAGCACGGGGGAAATATCCCGCGCTTGTATTGGCGCACATTCGGGTTGGGTGGCTTCTCATCAATCTAATCCTCATTATGGTTATTCAGCAGGAGCTTGGACTGCACCTGTTGATCCTTTCTATTCTTCATATGGTTTCAATGCTATGAGCCACGACGGTCCTAATTATTCTTATGTTCCTGATCCAAGTTACGCTATAGCATTCCAACCAAATAATGTTGTTCGCTTTGAAAAAAGTTTAAGTGTCACAGTAAAAACTGCGGACGCACAATCGTCCGGTACAAACGGTTACGCAGCCGCTCACTACATTCTTGATGCCGTTTAAAGGAGGATAAAAATGTCTACACTAGTTAGTACAACAGCACTAAATGACGGCAGCGGACTTAGCCGTTTACTTTTTGACGATGGAAGCTATATAGATACAGAAGTATCTGATGACCGTGAGCCTACGGCAGAAGAGATAGCGGTAACTGCAAGAAAATGGAGAGATTCAGAGCTTCAAGCAACTGACGGTATACCTGCAATCACAGATCATCCAGAGCGTTCTGCGTACCTAACGTACCGCACGGCACTCCGCGACTGGCCTAGCACCTCTGAATTTCCGTCTGGCACAAAGCCTACATTAGGGAGCTAAACAATGGCAATAACACAGATTAAAACCACGGGTATTGCCGACGATGCAGTTACTAGCGCAAAGATTGCAGACGGAACTATTGCTACAGGCGATATAGCCAATGATGCTGTTACTTCAGCAAAGATTGCAGACGGAACTATTGCGACAGGTAACATAGCTGACGATGCTGTTACTTCAGCAAAGCTCGATAATAGCATTGTTATGACAGGAGCTTTAACGGCAGCACAGGTTAACGGAGGCGTAACTACAACGGTTGTTAGTAGCAGCGCAACGGCAACAACAGGCCAGAACCACTTTATATCCTCTGCTTGTACTTTAACGCTTCCCGCTTCTCCATCGCTTGGCGATCAAGTAATGGTTGCGGTAGGTAACTTTGCTACAGCTATTCTTGCAAGGAACAGCCAGAAGATTGAAGGCACGGCAGAGGATATGACAATTGACGTAGCGCGAGTAGGGCTAACGTGTGTATTCACTGGAAGCACCTACGGTTGGGCTATTTATTAAAAAGGAGACAATATAGATGTCAACATTATCAGGACTAATTTCGGCAGGTGGCGGTGGTGCGCTGTTAAATATTTGGATTCGATCCTCTCAAACGTGGACACCGCCTTTTGATGGCGTAGGCACTATTCACGTTATTGGCGGCGGGGGGCCGGGGCACACTAGTCATAAACAAGAATACAATATCAATGGTGGAGGCCCTGCCGGTGGCTATGCAAGAAAAGAAGTGACTTTTTCAACTAGTACAAACTGGACAATGACCATTGGAGCAGGTGGTGTGCCTACGAAAAAAACGACTAACGACGGTGCGGGATTAACTTATGGCGTATCAGCAGGGGGTTTGTCCAGAGCAGTAGCAACTGGATACAACATTCTAGCAAACGGAGGGGCATTGCCATCTGCAAATTCAACAGGCTCTGGTGGTGGAACGGCTAGTGGTGGTGACGTTAACTACACTGGCGGCGTTAGTGGCAGTGACAGTTCTTCATTTTTGAAGGGTAAAGGCGGCGGCGCTGTAGCAACACAGGCAAGCGGTGGCAGCACATATCCTGCTCTTGCTAATCGGAAAGGCGGTCAAAATTCTGATTGTATTGGCCCCTACGATCCAAGCGCGTATGGTCAAATGACAGGCGGCGGCTATGGTGGCCCTGCGATTATGCATCATTACTATAGTATACCTCCAGATACTGGAGTATATAGCGTGGCTAATGGCGGTTTTCTTGCAGGTGGTGGTGCGGTTAAATCATACGCGGGAAACGGGCAAGCTACTATGACCATTCTTGGTGGCGAGGGTGGTATTGGTGGCGGTGGTGGATTTGCAATGAATACCCATAGTAGTGCAGGGGGCATGGGTACAATGGGCGGTCACGGCGGTCAGGGAATTATTTTCATACAGTATAAAGCTAAAGAATAAGGAGAGTAATTAGATGGCACACTACCAAATAATAAACTCAGACAACGAAATTATAAATAATATTTTATGTGATAACGAAGATTGGGTTCGTTCTGAGTATCCAGATTGCACGTTTTCTATTCTAGAGCCGGTTGTTTTACCAGAGCCTACCGCAGAGCAAGAAGCAAGGGTGTGGCGTAATTCAGAACTAGCGTCAACCGATCAAGCTGCACAAGTGTCGGATTGGCCTAACCGCGATAATATACTTTTGTACCGAACTGCACTACGAGATTGGCCTAGTACAGCGGAATTCCCATCAGGCGTAAAGCCAACACTTTAGGATAAACAATGCCACTCGTAGAAATCGACATCCCGGCCGGTGTATTTAACCACGGGACTGACTTAGACTCGTCTGGACGATGGCGAGATGCAAATTTTATCCGCTGGCAGAATGGCTCTGTACGTCCGATCGGAGGCTGGTCAACGCGCAAGTCATCCGCAACAGCGGTGGCGCCTAGAGGCTCTGTTGCGTGGGTAGATCATACTGATTCGCCACGCCTGGCGGTTGGTACGTTCAATAAACTGTATGCGCTGAACCAGGGGTCGGTAGTACAAGACATTACGCCCTCGAACTTCACTGTTGGTACTTTGGATGCGACTGATAATACCGGCTATGGCGGTCAGACCTACGGATCATATGCCTATGGTAATGCTCGCGTTAATGACGGCGTGCCACACAAGGTAACGACTTGGTCACTCGATAGTTTTGGTCAGCATTTGGTAGCGTGCTCAAGCGATGATGGCAAAATCTATTTGTGGACCCTGAGCGGCACGGCTGCAGCGGTTGCGTTAACTAATGCGCCAATCAACAACAAAGCGATTATGGTAACCGACGAGCGTTTTATTTTCGCTCTTGCAACGGCGGCTAATCCGCAAAAAATAGCCTGGTGCGACCGTGAAAATAACACAACGTGGAGCCCTGCTGCGACTAATCAAGCCGGTGATATAGAGCTCCAAACAACTGGCGAAATCATGTGTGGTGTGCGCGTTAAAGGCTCTGCATTAATATTGACAACTCTCGATGCTCATACAGCAACCTATGCTGGCCCACCGTTCGTTTACTCATTTGATCGAGTTGGTACATCGTGCGGCGTTGTATCACGCCAGGGCGCCGTTGCTGTTGATTCCGGTGCGTTCTGGATGGGTACATCCGGGTTCTTTCAGTTTGACGGCTCATCAGTTAAAGAAATGGCGTGCGATGTTCTCGATTACGTCTTTGACGATCTAAATTCTGCGCAGCGATCTAAAATTTGCGCAATTGATAACGCGCAGTTTGGTGAGGTTTGGTGGTTTTACCCGGCATCCTCTGCAACCGAAAACAACCGTTATGTGGTCTATGATTATAAAGAGGGCCATTGGAATATCGGCACTCTGTCACGCACAACAGGCGTTGACGTTGGTTCTTTTCGATTCCCGCTTTGGTTCGACGCGAGCGGCAATCTATATAACCAAGAAACCGGCTACTCGCACGATTCACCGCCTTTTGTTGAGAGCGGGCCGATCGCACTAGGGTCAGGTGAGAATCTAATGAAGGTCAATGAAATTATCCCAGATGAGCGATCCCAGGGGCAGTGTACGTTGACGTTTAAGAGCCGCTTTTACCCGAATGGGGCAGAGTCTAGCCACGGTCCGTTTACGCTTGCTAACCCCACAGGAGCGCGTTTTCAAGGCCGTCAAGTGCGTATGCGTATCAATGGGTCGGAAGTTGATTTCCGTGCTGGAAAGATGCGCTTAAACGTAGTTGAGGGCGGTAAGCGTTGAGCTTTCAGCTACCCCAGGCAATCGGTCCAGATTGGAAGCTATGGGGCCGCAAGCTAATTGATGTTTTATCTAGCACTCGATCACAATTAGTCTATTACGTCACTGGTGATTCGGCTGCGAGTGAGGGTGTCATTTTGTGGGATCGCAGCGGCTACCCGGTGGTCACAAAGTCTAGTGCATTTCGACAGGTGCTGATGGGGGGAGGGTGTGGGCAGTTTTACGCGACTACAACGCAAACAGCAAGCCAGGCAAATATCGCTTACGCCATCACTTGGAACTCGGCGTCAACAATCGACGGTCTTGCAATCAACGGCTCGGACGCGACAAAGATTGATGTCTCAGAGGCGGGTTTACTTGAGATAAACGTGACGGCTCAAGCAAGCTCATCATCAAGTTACAACGGGTTTTTGTGGGTGAATGTCAACGGGACCGATGGTTACGCGGTTAAAAAGACAGTCAACGGCAGCGATATGATCACTCACACCGCACTGGTCTCTGTCGCCGCTAGTAATTATTTAAAAGTGTTCTATGCCGTGTCCAACACGGGGCTCACTTTGCCAAATACAGCAGCTTCATCACCTATTCCAGCAATTCCTGCAGTGCAGGTTACGATTAACCGCGTTAAACAATAGTGTCTTTAGCCGACGAGCTCAATCGGTGTAAGCCGTGGATTGATGGCGCCTTGGAGTATTGCGGCGGCACGCATTTATATGAAGACATCGTTGATGGAATAACCACGGGTAGTTTGCAGTTTTGGCCTGCGCCAAATGGTTGTGCCGTCACAGAAATAATTATTTTTCCGCGCAAGAAAGTGTTCCATATTTTTCTTGCTGGCGGCGAAAAAGATCAGATCGTTGATATGGATGAGTCAGCGGTTCAGTTTGCAAAAATGCAGGGCTGCACATCAATGACAATTGCAGGCCGACGAGGCTGGGCGAGAGTCTTAAAGCAAAAAGGGTGGGCAGAGGCGTTCACGACACTTCGAAAGGAAATTTAATATGTCATCTGGTGGAAAAGGCGGGAGCCAATCAACAGTCCAAGAAATCCCAGAGTGGATTAAACAGCCAAATATAAGAAATATGGCACGCGCAGAAAACGTGCAAAAGATCGGATATATGCCGTACTACGGCCCTGATGTTGCTGGATTTACTCAGCCACAACAGCAGTCGATGCAGGCTAATCTAGATGCTGGTGCAGCGTTTGGCTTAATTGACCCTGGCATGAGCGCAATGGACGGTATGCCCGAAGCGCAAGACTTTGGTGGTCTGAGCGGGTACTCATCTGCACCATTGTTTGAGATGGCGGTGTCTGAGATGCAGCGAAAAGCGCCTGCTTACGCAGATAAATATGACAATTTATTCGCGTCGAACACCGGGCAAGGGTCAATGAATAATCCTTACATGCCGATCAATTACAACGGTTATGGCGGTAGCTTTCAGATGCCTAACTTTGATCAAGGTCAATCGGAGCCTGCGAGTATTGGTCCTAATCCGACGTATGTTGATCAGGCAATGACGCCAGAAACGACACAGTTTTATGCTGATGAGCAAGCGGCAGCAGATGCCGCAGCACTTGTTGCGCAACAAGAAGCGGCGGCGCAGGCTGAAAGAGATGCGGCGGCGAGACAACAGCAAATGGATGACTTTAATCAACGGTATCCAAATGGGTTTGATTTTAGAGGCATAGTCTAATGGCAAATGGTGGAAGAGTGGGCGCAGCGCCTACAAAAATGCGTAACCCCATGCAGCCAGCGGGTGTGGGTAATCGTCAGGTATTAGAGCCAAAAGCGTCGCTTGATAATTCGTATTTGCAGAATAGGTCACCGGGCTGGGTTATATCTGGTGGTCCTACTCCAATTGTGCAAGACCCTGTCACTTTGCAGCCGCCGGTCGCTCAAAGTTCTACATCATTAACACCGCCAGGGTTTGCAGATGAAGTTTCAAGACGCGATCCGACTGAGGGATTTCTGCCAGAAGGGGGACTTAATCTAGATCAGAGCCCAAGCCGTAAAGAATTTGATCCCTCTCAGTTTCGCATGAGCGGCGGTAATGGCGGTTATAGTCATCACGGTATTTTTGACGGCATACCAGAAGGTACTAACGCAACTAGTCCGACTCCACGCGCACCAAATATTAATCAAACAGCGGCAACAGGAATTAATAACGCAATTGCTGGCGCAACGAACGAGATGGGTTACCGGCCAATGGCGATTAATCAGTCAGGCTACAATGCGCGTGGCGCATTTGGTCAAGGTTATAACGCTGCCGGAACATCTGGTGAGGGTTATCGCGCTGCTGGAACTACGGGCCGTGGTTATCAGGCGTCTGGCTCACAGGGGCAAGGCTATGACGCTGCGCAGGCAGGCAGTCAGGGATTTAACGCAGCGGGTGTTGATTCGCAAGGGTATGCATCGACCGATGCGGCATCGCAAGGTTATAACTCACAAGACACAGGCTCTGTAGACTATGAGGCTGCGCAAACAGGCTCCCAAGGTTATGGCGCGCAGAATACAGCGTCAACGGGATACGGCGCAGAACGTCTTGGCTTTTCGCCAACTGTAAATTCGCAGAATGTACAAGCCGGTCAAATTGCAAATACTGACCTCTCGGCATACATGAATCCATATGAAGATCAAGTGGTTCAAAGCAGCCTGTCTGACCTCGATAGGGCGCGTCAGATGCAACAAGCACAAGCTGGTGCTCAAGCCGGTGCTGCGGGGGCGTTTGGGGGGTCTCGGCAAGCGTTACTAGAAGCTGAAAACAACCGCAATTACTTCGATCAGGCATCAAGGACAGCGTCAGGTTTGCGTCAAGCTGGGTTTCAAAATGCGCAGAATTTAGGGCTGTCGGATATTCAAACGATGATGCAGGCTAACTTAGCGAATCAGGGTGCAAACCTGCAGGCTGACACATTGACTGCAAATCTCGCGCAACAAGCCGGATTGGCTAACCAATCGGCGGCAAACAGTGCAGGGCAGTTTGGCGCTCAAGCTGCAAATCAAGCTGCAATGGCCAATCAAGCTGCGCAGAACCAGGCGTCACAATTTGGCGCTGCGTCTGCAAACCAAGCCTCTTTATCCAATCAAAATGCTCTAAATCAGGCTGGGCAATATGGGGCATCTGCACAAAATGCCGCACTGATGGCAAACCAAGCCGCTGCAAACAGAGCGTCAGAGTTTGGGGCAAGCGCAGCCAATCAGGCTGACTTAGTAAATGCAGCGGCGTCTAATCGTGCGTCAGAGTTTGGCGCAAGCGCAGCTAACCAGGCAGCACAACAAGCAGCACAACAGCAACAACAAGCTGCAATGTTCCAAGCGCAAGCGGCAAATCAAGCGCAGTTAGCCAATCAAAATGCTTTAAATCAAGCATCACAATTTGGAGCACAGGCGCAAAACACCTCTGGTCTTGCCAATCAGGCAGCTTTGAATCAAGCGGGACAGTTTGGCGCGCAGGCATTAAACACAGCAGGTTTATCGAACCAAAATGCATTAAATCAGGCGGGTCAGTTTGGGGCTTCCGCAAGGAACGCAGCAGGCCTTGCCAATCAAAATGCACTAAACCAAGCCGGGCAATTTGGCGCATCTGCAAGGAACACAGCCAATCTGTCAAATCAAAATGCAACAAATAATGCGCGCCAGTTTAACGCCAATCAGAATATGGCGGCGCAAATGGCTAATCAAAATGCAGGTCTGCAGGGCAGTCAGCAACGGCTCGCCGCAGGCAATCAACTTGGTAATCTAGCAAACCTTGGGTTTGGTATGGGCCAGACTGTTAACCGAAATCTCGCGCAAGACGGCGCAATGAAGCAAGGGCTGAATCAATTGTTAATCGATGCGGTCAAGAATCAATATGCGGGTTATACCGGCGCGCCACAGCAATCGCTTGGTCTGTTATCTCAGGCTCTTGGTGTTGCACCTGTTCCAACTAGCGAAACAACAAGCAAAACGCCAGGGCTATTTGATTATCTCACTCTTGGTGCTTCAGCAATGTCCGATATGCGCTTAAAGACCAATATTGAGCAAGTCGGCAATTTGCCAAGTGGGTTGGGAATCTACACTTGGGATTGGACTGATGACGCAATTAATGACGGATTGGCAGGTGACATGACAATTGGTGTGCTTGCGCAAGAAGCGCAGGTGTTAGCACCTGATGCTGTAGTCACAACGCCGTCTGGTTACTTTGCTGTTGACTATGCCAAACTTTTAAAAGGGCTTTGATATGTATGATCCAAACAAAGATCAAGAAGAGATGCTTCGCAAAATCGTTGCATCGCAAATGGTTGCACCTGAGATGGTTGCGCCGCCGATGGAAGCTCCGACAGCGCCTGCGATGGACGTTGGCGCCATTGTGCCGCCACCGCCTACATTCAATGTAAATGAGTCGCCTACAATTGATCAACTGTTAAGTAATTTTGCTCAAAACTATTCTGCGCCAGACGCAATCACGCCTGCGCAGATGGGGCCAGTGCAGCGCGGCGGTGGGATGATGACATTAAATGCGCCACCAATGGCGGCATATGGCCAGGGGATGATGGGCGTCACGCAAGACGAGGAAAAAGACGGATTGCTTAATCGGCTACTAGCGAAATTTAAATCGCAAGGTGGGGCATTAGCATGACACCAGAACAGATGCAGGAAGAGATGGATCGGTTGCAAAAAATGGGCGCGTTCTCTGGCTCTGGACGGCCAATGCAAAATGCAGTTGATCAGTCGCAGGCAGGTATTGCTGGGATGAACTCGCAGATGGCGGCAATGCAGCAAGGTGGCGCATTTAAAGGCGCAGAGCCGCCTGGTCTTTTGTCGCGCCTGGGAACAGGCATTAATAAC